CCGTATCGCTACCGCGAGCAGCAGGAGTGCCTGCGGAGCCGTCAACGCCAGCAATGCCGGTTGTGCCATTAAGAGTTAGCGGCATGTGTTACGTTCCCGATGTCGAGGCAAGCAGATAATAAGTCGTGCCGCCTATGTTAATTGCAATTTTGTTGGTGACGGTATTCGTCGTCGAAGAACTGACACCAGTTGATGCCAGCACGTTGCCAGTCGCAGCCGGAAGCGTCAGCGTGTTCGTGCCAGCTATAGCCGTAGGCGTCAGCGTAATCTGACCTGAAGTTGCGCCCTTGAGGACTAAATCACCCATTAAACAATGCTCCACACAGAATCAGTGCTAACTGTAACGGTAATGCCAGCATTTACAGTGACGGGGCCACCTGACAAGCCATTAGAGCCAGTAGGAACCGTAAAATCTGCCGATACAGCGTTTGCGTTTAGAGATATGCCATTAGTCGATGACGTGGCAATAGCCGACAATATGCCGGTGCTAGGCGTATAGTTATACTTTGGATTCGACGTGTATATCGTCGATAGCGAACCAGTCGTAGCCGCAGCAAAGAGCGGATATAGCGCCGTTGCGGTAGTTGTATCACTCGCAGCCGTAACACCTAGTGCAGGTGTTGACCAAGACGTTACGCCAGAACCATCCGTCGTTAGAACTTGCCCATTGGTGCCGCCAGTTGACGGCAGTTTCATCGTCCAAGTGCCTGCCGCATCCGCAACTGACAAAGACACAGTGCCAGATGTTGTGCCTTTAAAGTTCGCAATACCTGTGGCAGTAGACGTAACGCCGAGCGTTATATCGTCGTTAAATGTCGGGCTGTTCGAGAAGACCAGCGAGCCTGTGCCTGTCTCATCAGTAACAGCGGCAGCAAGATTAGCTGACGAAGGCGTTCCTAAGAATGTGAGGATGCCTGTGCCAGTTGTTGTGGTTGAAGGCGCTACGCCTGCGCCGCCGCCGATAACAAGAGCACTCGCTGTAAGAGCCGCCGAAGATGCGAGAGTGCCGGTCGCGCTATAGTAAAGAACGCCACCAGATGTTCCGCTTGTCAGCCCTGTGCCGCCAGATGCAACAGCTAATGTAGCCGATAAGCCAGCAGCCGTTCCTGTCGTATTTTGATTAAACGTGGGCCAAGTAAATGTGCCTGTAGAAAAATTACCTGACGTAGGTGTTCCTAAAACAGGCGTTGTAAATGTAGGCGATGAAAGCGTCGGAGAAGTCGCTAGGACAACATTACCTGTGCCTGTGGTTGCAAGTTCACCAAGAACGCCAGCGTTATCATAAAGAATACGCCCCGACGTGCCGCCTGTGATCGCAGTTGTGCCAACTGTCAGACCCGACGCAACCGTCGTCCATGACAGCGCGCCAGAACCGTTTGTTATCAGAACTTGACCATTTGTGCCGTCAGCCGTTGGCAGCGTATAAGTAACCGCAGCGGAAGCGTTGCCACCTTGAATCGTTGTCGCATTGGCGCTTAAGGCGTTATAAAAAGCTATCTTGCCTGTCGTGGCAGACGCTACACCAAGGGATAGAGCTGCGGTGGCTTTATCAAAATTAAAGGCCGCGTTACCGGCCATGCTGCCAGCGTCATTAAACTGAACATTCTTATCAACACCTGCGGCGTTACCCGCTGCGCCACCCGCCGATGCCCATGATGTATTACCGAGGCCATCAGTGACGAGCACATAACCAGATATACCATTTGATGCTGGCAACTGGAATGTTGTTGTCCCTGCGATAGCAGCCGCTTTTACTGTTACTGTACCTGACGTAGAGCCAATAAAAGTCGCTGTGCCAGTGAGTGTAGGCGAGCCAATCGTTGGACCTGTACCAAATACTAAAGCCCCAGCGCCCGTTTCATCCGTGACAGCCGAACGGAGATTCGCGCTCGATGGCGTCTCCAAGAACGTCGCAACACCTGACCCAAGGCCGTCAACGCCTGTGCTAATAGGTAATCCCGTCGCATTTGCCAATATCGCTGAAGATGGGGTGCCAAGAGCAGGTGTAACGAGTGTAGGGCTGTTTGATAAGACAATGCTGCCAGAACCAGTGACATTCTGCCCAAGAGCCGTGGCGACACCTGTGCCGAAAGATGTGATGCCCGTGCCGCCATTAAGAACCGGCAATACACCTGTGACACCAGTTGTAAGCGGGAGGCCCGTGACATTGGTCATCGTGCCGCTGGATGGGGTGCCTAATGCACCACCAGAATAAAGAAATGTACCGCCGCTACCGAAGTTAACAGAGACACCGTCATTACCATTCAGCGTAATTGTGTTGTTAACTGAAAACGTCTTGCCTGCCGCAATAGAAATCGTGCCGTTCGAGCCAAATACAAAGTTCTTTAAGTATTGCGAGGTGACATAATAGTTCTGCCCAGACCTAGCAATGGGGATAGCATCGGCAGCTTGAGAAGAGCCGCCGTCTTCAAGTTCAGAAATCTTAAGATCGGTCATACAAAGAACCTCTAGGCGCTACCTGAGCATACCGTAGAGAACTCAGATATGCAAACAAAAAACCCCGGCGGCACAAGGGGGAGGAAACACCGCCGGGGTGGAGTTTAGACTAGAGGCAATGAACAACCGGGAGGTTCGTTCACCACTGGTGATAACATGAGTTAAACCGCCTGTCTACTAAGCGCTGCGTAACGCCAGCGTAAAGTCAACATTGTCGCTCGTGCCACCGGACACCGTCGGCTTAATGTACACAGCGTAGATATTGATCTGCTGGAACTGTGCCGTAGATGTAGCCGACACCGTCGTGCCGCCTGAGTCTTTGAGGTCCGTCCATGTCGTCCCATCGTTGCTGTACTGCAACTTGGCCGTCGCCCCACCAAACGTCCCGCCAATCAGCAGAGACGCAATGGACCCGCTGGGCACAGCGAACTTAAGCGGCGTATCCGTCGAGGTGGTGATGCCCGTCCACTTGACAGTAGGCACACCTGCAACAATCGACACAACTGGTGATATATCAGCCATTTACAACTCCTTACGTCCACCCTGCAGCCATCGCAGGCTTAACTTCCCTCCGCGCCAACAACGTCCCGCCATCAGCCACTTGAGCTATGTGGAGCATGAGGTACTGTAATGCCTCAGCCACGTGGGAGTGCGCGTTCTTATCAATGACCCCGTCACCCTTGGGCTTGTAGCGATACCCGCCCATCATGGCCGCTTTAAGGTGTGTGCAGCGTGGGTCAACGAGAAACGCCGGGTCGCCATCTACTTGGCGCATGAGATAGTCATCGACCGCGTTTATGCGCGCCGCAACGGAGTTGGTCCGCGCTGGCATAACCTTAAGCCCCTCAGCCTTGATGATGTCCACCGCGCTGCGTTCGTCAGTCTGTGCTCTCTGCGTCCCTGCCGGATCGACCACAACAAACACAGGCGCACCAGAAAACTGTTCATAGAGCAACGGCTTGAGCACGGTCCGAATGAAGCGTTGAACCCCCATGTCGAAGCTGACTGCTTCAGCAAATATCAGTGCGCGCCCGCGCGGGTCTTGCTGTCCAATGACGGCGGCAGGTGTGAGTCCAAGGTCCATTCCCACAATGATTGGGCGAACTCCGTTGGTAATGTGACGGAGTCGAGAAGTGGCCATATGATAGTCTGCTCGGAAGTATTTGTAAACAGGAAGACCTGCACTGGATAGTCCGTACTCTCCGTCAATATAAACCCTAATGTATTCATCGGACCGACCCTGTGTATCATAATACCCGTCGGGCAAATTTTCGATGTTTTCGGCATAAAGGCTGCGTCCTGACGGTTGCTTAAACACATCCCATCCGTTGTCGTTGGCGCTGACGCCATCGGCGGGACTAAGGTGCTCAAGCTGGTAATACCACCATGTATCCATGGTCGGCGGGTTGGTGTCGCCCCACATCCCATGCCACGTGGGACCACCGTCTTTCTTGGAAGGGAAACGTCCAATGCGTTTAGACATCGCATCGACGATGTCTGGGTGGATGTCCCGGCACTCGTTAAACCACGCGCCAGTAAGCTCAAGAGAATTGAGGTTAGCCACATCATCGGCGTCATCCAGCGCACGAAACATGATCTCACTCTCGACATCGCCCACCCTGAAGAAGTAAGTCTTGGTCGTCCGCATGTAGTCGCCACACACACCCGGCGGGAACCAATCCAGAAACGTCTTGATCGTCGTGTCCTGAAGCTGCCTCGCCGTCTCACGCACCACAGCGAAGCGGGTCTTGCGCACTCCTTGGCTATTCGGCTCCTGCGCGCTCGCACGCCTGATTACCTCAAAGCTGCATGTGACCGATTTACCACTACCAACTGGACCTAACAGGACGCGCATCTTGGCGTCCGACTTCATAAACTTAACACCAGTAGGCGGCGGTGTGTAGTCAATATCAAGAGCCATCAGACAACACCATGATCCGGTAAATTACGCCCACACGCTTGGTTTTGAGTATCTTAGTCTGATAGGACAGGTTCTGGATTGTCAACAACTTTTCCATCAGAGTCGCTTCGCTTAGACTTGTGAAGTCAAACGTCGCTGGCTTCGGCCTCAATCTCAGAGTCTGCAGGAGTTGACGCATCAACGTCGATAAGCCTTGCACTTCCAAGCTCCTGACCCCCGAGATTTATCATTATGCGCACGCCGCCAGCCGCGCCGGAATCCACTGGTTCATTCTTCGGCTCCAGCCCAGCCCACTTTACCGTAGACTTAATGAGATCAGCCTTCACCGCTGCGCTTACGTCTGGATTATGGATCAAACACCACGATGTTGTGAGAAGCTCTTCAGCCTGCAGCCGCGCCTTGGTCTTGAAGAGAATGCCCTTGTCACGAATCTCGTCCCGATAGCCTTCCACCTTCTTGAGAAAGATCGGGTCCTTATTGAATGACAACAAGTCTTGCGCTTGGATGCTGTGCCGCTCCAAAATTTCATCGACCTCCTCACCACTGCCCTCAAGTCTGAGCGCAATGTCGAAGGCTAGGCGGTTTGTCCAACGCGTGGAGTCGTATGCAAGTGACATGTGGAGAAAGTAAACTGGGATTGCGGGGATGGCAAGTTGTGAGATTTTCCGAGACTTGTGTATTTTCTTCATAGCTTCACCCCTGAGCTTGTGTATTTTTTACACAACTTCGTTTTTTGGGGTCTTGTTTTACGAGGTTTACTACACACTGGCTGGGCCTCGCGCGCGTCAGTCCATGTGGCCCCTCCCCTGCCTACCCCACTCTGTTGTCATACAGAACGGCCTTGGTTGACATTCATGTTGACATACTATGCCTACGGCCTAGTCTAAGGCATAAGCTATTGATATTGCAGCGATTTGACAACGGCCCCGACTTGTGCATAATGGACACAACCCCCGGACTGGCCGGAGGGTTTAGGCAATGGAAAGGTTAAGACTATGGCAATCGCTTCTAAGAAAACCGCTCAGGTCGAATCAGTCTCTAATGAGCAACTTTTTGAGATGATAAAGCGCCTACAGGCTGAAAATGCTACGTTAAAGGCTGCTAAGGCTACCCCTACTAATCGCTTTACTGTTAAACTCTCTCCCTCTGGTAAAGGTAATCTTTGCATATACGGCCTGTCACGGTATCCGTTTAGCTTCTATCGTAATCAGATTGAGGCTATTCTGGAAAACGCTGAAATCATTAAAGATTTTATCTCCAAAAACGAGCCTGCCCTGTCTAAAAAAGGCGAATAATCTCTATCACTGGCCGGGGCTAGTCCCCGGCCTTTTCTCGTTTCCTGCCAAGAGGTTATACCATGCAAAAAATTAACGAAATCGCAATCGTTCGCCATTACAAGGGCAAGAGCCGCACAATTCTGGTGAGCGTTTATGCCAAGCGGAAACGCGCTGTCTCCAAGGCGCTAGTCGAAAAATACGGGTTTAACCTGAAAGGGGCGGAAAATGCTGCCAGAGCTTGATCTATTAGCAGCGGCGCTAGTCGCCGTTCTCGCCTCGCAATATCTTTTCTAATAACTAGGCCGGGATTTTCCCGGCCTTTTCTTTACCCGTTTGTTTACATTCATGGGATAGGCTAGGAAGGCTCAGGAATAGCCTATCCTGTTTTCCGGTAGGGTAGTAGCGCCCCGGTTCTAAATCACTCCCTGCGCCGCTCCCTACCCGTTCTAGCGCCTACCCCATACCCGGTGCGACCCTGCCTCGGCGCAACGCGCCGATCCTCCCCGAACGGTCAAGATTTAGCTAATGGCAAAGCACAAGCTAATGGCAAAGCTATAGGCTAGGATTATTTTCTCTATATCCAATAGGTTTAGCCATGATTTTGTAGACATATATTTCACTCAAGGGTTACCGGGCGCACCAAAAATGCTACTCAAGGGTTACCGGGCCAAGTATTTGATTTTATTGAGTTAATCTAACAATCTAAAATTTAGGGCAACAATCCAAAAGAA